TCTTCGTTAGGCATTTGTCCTCCCATCATTACATCTTGTAGCGGTTTCATCACACTTAAAAGCTCTTGTAATTTACTAACATATTCTTCTTTTGTCGCTTGTTGATTTCTCTCAATCCAAGACATAGCTTCTTCTACTTTTTGTAATAATTCTAGCTTTGTGCTCTCTTCAATACTAGAAGCCAGCTTTTCGTCATTTAAAGAAGACTTAAATTGATATAACTGATTTTCGTAATTAACACGCGCTTCAATTGTTTGTTTTGCTAACGCATCGTCTTCTTTGTATCTCTCGGCATCGGCCAACATCTTATCAATATCTTCTTTGCTTAGTCGTCCTTTATCATTTGTTACTTTAATACTATCAGATTTACCTGTTGATTTTTCAGAGGCGGAAACAGTTAATATACCATTTGCGTCTAAATCATAACTAATTTCAATTTGTGGAACACCCCGCGGTAATGGCGGAATGCCTTTAAGCGTAAATTCGCCTAATTTATTATTATCTTTCGTAAATTGGCGCTCACCTTCAAACACTTGCACTGTAACGGCCGGCTGATTATCGCTATATGTGCTAAATGTTTGCGATTTCTTTGTAGGAATTGTGCTATTACGCTCTATGATTTTTGTCATAACTCCGCCGCTTGTTTCTACGCCTAGCGACAAGGGTGCTACATCCAGAAGTAATAGATCATCGATTTTAGTGTCTTTTACTCCTGAAAGAATTGCTGCCTGAACTGCTGCCCCATAAGCAACCGCCTCATCTGGATTAATTGATTTGTTGAGGGCTTTGCCATTAAAAAAATCGGTCAATTGAGTTTGAATTTTAGGAATGCGAGTAGATCCACCCACTAAAACGACCTCATGAATTTGCGATTTGCTGATTTTGGCGTCCTTTAGAACTTGCTCTACTGGCTCAAATGTTTTCCTGAATAGGTCACCACACAATTCCTCAAAACGTGCCCGGTTCATTGTGCTTGTAAAATCAATACCTTCAAATAAACTGTCTACCTCTAATGTCGCCTGTGTTGACGATGATAGGGTTTTCTTCAAATTTTCACATGCATTTTTTAAACGGCATACTGCTCGCTTGCTTTCACCCAAATCTTTTTTATGTTTGCGCTTGAATTCTTGAATAAAATGTTGGACAAGGCGAGTATCAAAGTCTTCGCCGCCTAGTCGTGTATCGCCTGCTGTTGCCTTTACCTCAAAAACGCCATCTTCAATACTTAAAAGAGTTACGTCAAACGTGCCGCCGCCTAGATCATAAATAAGAATGTGCTTTTCTTCGCTTGACTTGGTTTGTTCAAGACCATAAGCAATTGCTGCCGCTGTTGGCTCATTAATAATTCTTAGCACATTTAAACCCGCAATTGCTCCCGCGTCTTTAGTAGATTGACGCTGTGCATCGTTGAAATAGGCGGGCACTGTAATAACCGCACTATCCACTTTTGTACCTAAATATGCTTCCGCCGTTTCCTTCATTTTGATTAAAACCATTGAGGAAATTTCTTCTGGTTGAAAATCTTTTAATTCGCCCTTATAAGTTGCTTGAATAATTGGTTTGTTATTTTTATCAATTACGGCGAAAGGAAAATGCTTTATATCGTCTTGGGTGCTTTTATCGCTAAAAATGCGACCAATAAGACGTTTTGCGTCAAAAATAGTATTTTCCGGATTTTGAGATGCCTGATTTTTGGCGGCATTGCCAATTAAGCGATCAGTGTCCGTGAAAGCAACATATGAAGGTGTTGTCCTTGATCCTTGATCATTGGCAATAATCTCACATTGTCCGTCTTTCCATACTCCTACACATGAAAATGTAGTTCCTAAATCAATACCAATTGCAACCATAACACTATAAATATTTATAGTGTTATAGTTTTAAATATTTTTTATAACATATATAAAATATAAAATTTATAACATTTATAAAATATAACATATATAAAATATAAAATTTATAACATTTATAAAATATAAAATTTATAGTTATTAAAAATAAAATAGTTATTAAAACGATTTAAAGCAACAAATCAGACTTATATTTGGTTTCAAATAAAAATAGTAGTAGGTTTATTAGTTTGATTATTAATACGTCAACTCTCTTATTTAATAGCTCTATATTGTAGGCCATTGTTTTATTCATGGTTTCAAATCTCTGAATATTAGAATTTGTTAGCGTAATATTTGTTAAATCTGCATTTTTTAAAAGTATATTTTGTTGTGCTAATACTAATATGTTAATTAAATTACTTGTTAATGACATAGTTAATAATGATTTATAAAATAATGATTTATAAAATAATGATTTATAAATCTATAATAGCAAAATTTATAAATATATAAATATTTGTAGATTTATAAATATATTATAAATTATTATTTTATATGTTGCCTGAAAGTAAATTTGAAGAAAAGTTTGATATATTAATAAAGCAAATAAGCGAATTGAAAGATAAGATCACCAAATTAGAAAACATGATATTAATTAAATGGACTTATAATGATTATAATGATTACAATGATTACAATATAAGCAACGATGTAATTATGGATAATAATTGCGATAGAAGCATGTGCGATAGAAGCATAGGCGATAGAAGCATGTGTGTTCCGCCGCCACTATCAAGACAAAACGCATTTAATAACTAAATAATTTATTATTGTTTTTAATTCTTAAAACAATTAATTTTTCTTGTAACAACATCTTTAGCATTATTATATCTTAGCAATGCTTTTGCTTTAAGCGCAGATAAATTGGTTGTTACTTGATTTGTAATACTATTAGTAAAAGTACTCTTTAAAGTCTGAAAATTGCTTGTTAAATCGCTTAATATACTTCCCCCACTCATAGGTTTACGTCTTGAAAACCTTCTCTTTCTGTGTTGTTTTCTATATGTTTTCTTGTTATTGTTCTTATATCTTGGCATTTATATATTTGTTATATAATATTTTGAATGATTTTATATATTATATAAAAAATAAAAATAACAAATAAAAATAACAAATAAAAATAAAAAAAAATGTTATAATACTATAAATAAATCTTATGATTAATCATAGTATTATTACATTAATAGTTGCATCAATAATAGTAGATACTATTGTGGGTTATACCCTATTATTTAATAAAAAGAGTGGAAAAACTATTAGACAATGGTATAGTGAATTTACTATTGGTGCATATGTTATGGATATTGCATCACTCATTATTGGAACCTTTATAGCTACTTTATTAACGTCGAGTTATTACTTACAACTACTATATGTAGTAATAATTGGACTAATTCACGATATTTCATTTGCACTATTTTTAAATAGTGTTAATACTAGAAGCAGTAAAATATTGGAATTTTTCAAAAGTTATGCTAAAGAATACGGTAAACTAATATTGTTTGTTGACGCGTTAATGCTTGTTTCAACGTTAATAGTATCAAATTATTTACTAAATAATTTATCTAATAATAACATAATATTTTTAGGAATAATGTCTACATATTTAGGTCTTTTAATGGTATATTCATTTTAATAAATGCTTTGCTGAAAAAAAAACAAAACAAACAAACAAACAAACAAAACAAACAAACAATTTATGCAATTACCATATAATTTACTTAATATTAATACACGGTTACTTCCTTATTCCTTAACATAGTCCACATGTTGCGTAATATTTGATAATAGTTGAGGCTTAATGCTAGCATCAGTTACAGTAATTTTGCCATTAGCATAGCCTTCTGGAAAATTAGACATCAAATTTTCAATAACTTTGGATGTGCCATAATATGGATGACTTAATTTTGGATGGTGAGTAAAATTATGTCCTAATGTAATACATTTTACTCCATTAATAAACATAACATGGTGATTTTCCAAAACAAGAGTAATCATGCTTGACGATGTATAACTGTAACTGCTAAAATATTCTCCCGGAAAGATCCAGTCTTCTGCTTTTCCATGAAGCCCATATTTAATAGGATGCCATGGAGTAATTAATATTCCATTTACATTAACGTAGTCCCTATAACCGGATGTAATCATTGTTTCCACAACACACAGCACTTTAGCCCCAACAACCTTGTTATTATTATCAACTGACTTAATAATATCAAACTTTTGGACGTCTTTTAATAACTTTGAGGTTCCGTTAAACATAGTAATCATACAATACGCGTCAACACAGCCACCGCGAGGGTCATTATAGGCCGACATTGAAATAGGTGCTGACACAGATCCTAAACTCCTATAGAACACATTTCCACTTGTTGGGTTATGAACAACTAATGAGGGTTTAGGCGGTTCAAGACTATTGAAAATGTCGCTAGACTTGTCTACAAGTTCTTCAAAAATTGCTCCGCCAAACATACAGCCTTCATCCTTAAAATTGGGCTTGATTTGCTGATTGAGCGAGCGCGAAAGTTGGTCCAAATAAAACTCTCCCCAACGCTTAAAATATTTTTGGTCAATTGCTAGCTTAACTTGGCCAACATTTGCAAAGTCGCCTTTAATATTTTTGAGAAGACCATTTACAAATTCTGCGCTGCTTGCGCATTTATTTGCTTCTAATAGCTTAACTAATTCATCATAATAAGCTTGACTACTTAAAATATTGCCAATCCGTGTAGAATTGATCATTTTTCTAATATATTCTACACTTGTAGCCCTAAAGTTCTGGCTAATTAGTGCTTCATTATTTACGCAACGCTCAATTGTGGCAGCATTTACGCTGGTAGTTGCTGAAGTTAGTGCTTGATTTCCAATAGTATATGTGTAATAATAATCAAAGTCCATTTTATCTTCAACATTTAAAACAATAGCCCGCTCTTGCTGGAGCTGAACTGTTCCAATATCATAAACATATTTTTGATCAATCGGATCATAACTATACGCGTAATCACCGACCAATAGGTTGCCAAATGTTGCGCTATTATTCTCCTTTGGAATAACATGGAGCTGTAAATTCATAACAACGGTGCACAAGATTGTTGCAATAAAGTTACAAAATACTGTTGCAATCATGTTGCCGTCTGGAATGTGCGCGTTTCCGCCATTGGAATATTTGGCAAGATCGTATAATAAAGTGGACTGTAAATTGTAGCCGAACCCAAATGTGTAAATTGGACACGTAAAATTGCTGGATTTCCTTAGTCGCTTGAGTGTTTCGACCTCTCCATGAGCAGGTGATACATTAGGAATTCCATCTGTAAGCATTAAAATGGCGCTGTTTCTTGTTTTGTCGTCGCGACCATTTAAAATTTGCAGTGCTTTTTCAAGTGCGCCCCAAATGTTTGTTTGGCCTCCTGGTTTAATAGTATTAATAGAGGCCATAATTTGAACTTTGTTTGCGTCTGTCGCACACATAAGAGGTGTTACAACGTCAATGTTATTGTCAAATTTAATAATGCAAATGCGGGATTGTGGGTCTAGTGTTTGGACAATTGTTTTTGCCGAATGATTGACAATGTCCTGGATTGATAGTCCATTTTCTAGATTTTGCCCATTAACGTCTTTTGCTTCAACTGGTGTATGCATTGAACCGGAGCGGTCAATAACTAGCACAATATCTTGCGAAAGGTGTCCAATGCTTGCACTATTTACATCGAACGTTAGCAGCAATTTATTGTTAATTGTGGTGTTGCTACTCATGGTAACATCTAAAGTAGTCTTCTTTTCTGGACTAGGAACAGGACTAGGACTAGGTCCAGGGCTAGGCCTAGGGCTTGCGCCAAGCCATGCATTGTAATTATCACACAAAAATCGGAGCGCCATATTTGGCTTTAAATCATTAATAGTCATGCGTTGGCGAGTAATAGGTGATTCGCTTTTAATAGTCAATGCACTCATAATAGCACTACGCTCATAAGTATGACCATCACATCCTTGAACTGGGTCCTTCATAACACATTGCGTAATAGGGCACGTAATAGTATCGAGAATAGCATTAGAGTTAAAGGCTTGCATAGCTGTATAGTATAATGCTTAATAATTTAAATATTTAAAATAGAAATCAATTTTTTTTATAGCATAATTTTTATTATTTAAAAATTGAATAAAATAAAGTTTTATTTTATTTTTAAAGTAAATAAGGTTATAATGGAAACAAATACAACAATTGCTAATAATGACAATGCTATTAACAATAATAACATAGAAGAAACACAAGTAAAAAACGTGTATGAAGAAATTGCGGATCATTTTGATAATAGTCGACAATATAAATGGACATGGGTAAATACATTTTTAAATGAATTGAGAAAAGACGCAACAGTATATGATATTGGTTGCGGAAATGGTCGCAATATGGTAAATAATAATGCAAAAAATCTTAATTTTATTGGAATTGATAATTGTGAAAACTTTGTTAAAATTTGTAAAGCTAAAAATTTAAATGTGCTTTGTGGAAACATGGTCGCAATTCCTTGTCCT